ATAGAATCTCTAAACTGTTTTTAGATGCAGGATTTGAAGTCCTAAACCCTTCAATTGATGTAAGAACAGTACATTTGCATAAATCAAACCATAGGACGTACAATCCAAAGGATGCAATAAAACCGCCGTATCATTTTATTCAACCGCATAGATTAACAACATAAAACTATCACAAATGGAAGGAGAATTAAAAACACTAGAATGCCTAGAACCAATGATTTCTTTACCTTTAAAAGAGTATAATAAAATGGTAAGGCTATTACAGAACTTGGAAAAATTAAAGGACTTACATGAAAATAGCCCAACCATAATTAATAGAATTAGGGAGTTTCCAAGAAATAGAGTATTAGAAGAGTTTCAAGTGTTAAACGAGTCTGAGTTTATGTCAATAATGAAAAACAATTATAACGAGGCAACAAGTAGAGCGAACTATCTTCACAATGAAAATAAAGAACTAAACGATCAAGTCCGTAAATTAAAAAGAAGACTTTCAAAAAAATGGTGGCACTTCTAGTATTATGAAAATCCTCCATATAGCCCTTCTTTCACCAACAGAACCGAACCAAGCACCTTCAAGAGCAATGAAGGACAATGGGCATGAGGTTATTGTAATTGATTGGGTTAAGATTATGAAAAGGGCGGGTGTTGGGAATCTAAGATCGACAATAATTAACGAGGCAAAGAACTTTCATCCCGATATAGTTTTCATGCAGATTCAAACCGATGGGATTATTGACATTGAAACCGCTACCATTCTTTCATCGATTGGATTTGTGGTTAATTGGACGGGAGATGTTAGAACTAATATTGATTGGTATAAACAACTTGCCCCACACGTCGACCTGACTTTATTTTCAAACCTGACCGATGTAAAGACTTTGCAAAGCGAAGGACTAAGATCAGAATACTTGCAAGTGGGTTACGATGAAGACCTTTATTGTTTGGGTAGATCGCATAAAACTAACTTTGCCGATATTGTTTTTTTAGGAAATAATTACAAGTCATCACCAATCAATTTTCCATTAACGGGTGAACGTATTGCGATGGTTGATTACATGAGCACTCGCTTTAAAGGAAAGTTTAAGGCTTACGGCTCAGGATGGAAAGGTTCGCAACGCTTACAGATAAATGATGAGATTAACTGTTATCGGTTTTCAAAGATTGCTATTAACCAAAACCATTTTAACTACGAAAAGTTTTCAAGTGATCGAATATTTAGGGCAATGGGGTGCGGTATTTTCATGGCTTCACGTTATTACAAAGGAATTGAAGATGAGTTTGAGATGGGAAAGCATCTTGAATGTTGGTCAACTTTGCAAGAACTTGAAGATATTTGTAGGTATTATTTAGCCAATGACAAGGCACGAAAGAAGATTGCTTTAGAAGGTGCAAAACATGTAAGGGAAAATCATACTTGGCATAATCGGTTTAAGGAGTTGGTATTAATAAAGGAGAAATATGAGCAATCAAAATTGGGTATCACAAATTAAAAACCACCGTAAGAAAGTTTACTCCCAATGTGGAGAAGAGGGTTTTATTGAGTTCATCCTACAAAATATTGGGGTTGATATTCCTAAAATGACCTTAGTAGAATTTGGTGCGGGGGACGGTGTTTCGTTATCTAATTCGCAGTATTTTATTGAAAAGGGGTCGAACGGCTTAAGGTACGATGGGAATAACAAGGGTAATAAATCCGTAATTGAGGTTTGGTTTAAAAGAAGCGAGGTCGAATATCTTGCAACCACTCTTAATGAATCAGAAATAAATAACGATCTATTCCTAATCGATGTCGATGGTAACGACTACCATTTTATCGATGAATTTATTTCGACCTCAAAAGTAAAGCCTAAACTAATCGTCTGCGAAATCAACCCAATTTGGAAGCGCAATGAGGCTGCGATAATTCCTTATAATGAAGATCATGTTTGGAATAACGATGATTATTACGGCATGAGTTTAAAGGCTGCGGAGGTGTTACTTGAAGGCGTGCATGGATATAAGCTCGTCTTTGTTAACGATTCATTAAATGCTTATTTCGTACTGAGTGAATTACTACCCGATGAATTTACTACCGATTACGACTATAAAGTAAAGAAAGACCATCCTCATAATAAAGTTGGGGAGTGGATTATAACAAGATATTAAAAATCAACTAACAACATGAAAAAACTATCATTAATTCTAATGGCTATGATGATTTCATTGTCATCATTTGCTCAGGTCGATCAATCTGATTCGACACTTCAAAAGATCGAATTAAACCTCGATAAAATGCACAAACAGTATCGAACGGGTACGGTGTTCATGGGTATTGGTGCGATGGTTGTGCTAAGTGGTATTGCTATGATTTCTCAGGATTCAGAAACAGAACCCGCAATACTTTACATGGGCGGTTTGGTATTGAGTATCGGAGGCATCATTCACATTGATTCGCATAAGTTCTTAAATAGGAAGAGAAGATGATCGACTTCAACCACTACCCACTTCCTGATAAAGCCCCTAAGCTAATGCCGTTTCAAGATGAGCCGTTTAACGGTGATACGTTTGCGATGGAAAAGGTTGTTGAACTTCAAAAGGAGTTTAACTTAACCAATGCAGTTGAAACGGGTACTTGTTTCGGCTCAACCACTCAGTTCTTTGCCCAGGCTTTTGATCGTGTTTTAACGATTGAATACAATAGAACCTATCATTCCATTGCAAGGGATAGGCTATTAAAACTCCGCAACATCGAATTTGAAAGGGGTGATTCGGCTCAGGTGCTTCAAAAGAAGATTGAAGGAATGGGAAATGATACTCTCTTTTTCCTAGATGCTCATTGGGAAAAATCATGCCCTCTAATTGATGAACTGATTCAGATCGGTAATTCGAGATTGAAACCCGTTATTATGATTCACGACTTTAAAGTTCCTGATTATCCTGAACTTGGGTTTGATTCTTATAACGGTATTCCTTTTACCTTTGCCTACGTAAAAAAGCAACTCGATAGGATTTACGGGTTCGATGGTTACAATCATGAGTATAATAGTCAGGCTAAAGGGGCAAAGAGGGGAATAATTTATATCACACCAAAAACTGCATTATGAAAAAGACAATTAGAGCGATTTGGCTTGCATCAAAGGACTTAATAGTTAAGTTCTATTTAGCCGTTATTGTATCGGGACTACTTATTATTATAGCAAGTCCCATCGTTGCAATATTCACTAAAGTGCTTATTAAATCATGGAACTACTTCTATAATTTAATTTAATGGCGAAAAAAGGCGTTCATCAATTCTTAACGGCTAGAGCATTAGATCAATATATGTTCGGCTTTGTCATGGCTAATAAAAAAAACCTACCCGCCATGTCAATTGAACGCTCAATTACACAATTTAAACAGACCTTTGATGTGACCGATCAAATGATGGATACGCTTGGAGCAAAAAGGCAGTTTATTAGGATGCAACAACAGTACCTAAATTACCTAAAGAGTGATGACAAAGGAGAGGAAGAGCCTTCTTAATTGGGAGCTATCCAATTTCAATAAACGTATCAGTGAGGTACGTTGTAAGATGTCGTACCCAATTCAAACCATCGGAGCGTTACACGATGAAGGGTTTGGAATAATCACTACCATCATTAAAAATCCCGTACTAACCTCAGAATATGGCAAGGGAATTGTGACATTAGAGCCGTATTCACTTAATTAAACCGTGATGAAAAAGGGCGTTAAATCGACTAAGCCAAAAAAGAAGGTTGAAAAACTCAAGGGTAATAAAAATGCTGCGGGCGGGAAAGGAGGGTTTAGACCTGAAAAATATAAGCCTGAGTTTAATGAACTTGCTTTTAATTACTCTTTACTTGGGGCTGACCAGCGTAAACTAGCTGAACTTTTCGAGGTTGATTATGTTTCAATTCATAACTGGAAAAAGAAATACCCTTTGTTTAAAGATGCCATAAGGCGGGGTGGCGTGATTGCAGATGCAAAGGTTGCTCATGCCCTTTATCAACGTGCATTGGGTTACGAGCATCCTGACGAAGAAATCAAAGTGCTTTCAGATAATGGAGTTGGTAAGATTGTTAGGGTTGAAACCATCAAGAAATATGCACCCGATACGAATGCAGCCGTAAGATGGTTGACCAATCGAAGCCCTGACAAGTGGAAGGACAAAAACGAAACGGAGGTATTGGTTAAAGAGGTTCGTCAGGTCTTTAAAATAGGCGACCAAGAAATAGAGTTTAGCTAAAATGTATTTTAAGGGGAATGAAGAAAATGATTTGCAGACCAAGATTATGTTTGAGCCTCAGCCCAAGCAGAAGGAATTTATGGATCAGGTTTTTCGCTCCGATCTTATGTTTATTGCCTATGGTGGTGCAGCGGGCGGAGGTAAAACCTTTTCAAGCCTTGCAACATTAATCCTTTTTTGTAGGCTTTATCCTAATTCCCGTTGGTGCGTTATTAGAAAGTCATTAACCGAAATTAAGCTAAACACCCTCCCTTCATTCTTTAAAGTTTGCCCTAATAATTTTGTAGCCAATTATAATAAATCGGAGCAAATCATTTATTTTAAGAATAAGTCATCGATACTTTTCAAAGGCGAAAACATTGATTCAGACCCCGAACTTCAGTGGATGGATGGACTTGAGGTAAATGGTTTTTTACTTGAGCAGGCAGAGGAATTATCTTACAAAACTTTCGATAAATGTAAACTACGGGCGGGTCGTCACGTTATTGAACCACGCCCCCCGATCAAGATTTTACTCACCTTAAACCCCGCTCAGTCATGGACTAAATCAATCATTTATATTCCATACAAAGAGGATAAATTAAAGCCTCCCTACGCTTATATTCCTGCAAGAATGAGCGACAACATAAGCCTACCGAAAGAGTACGTAGAAAATATGCAGTATTTAGATGAGCATACTAGAAGGCGTTTTGTTGATGGTGATTGGGATGCAGTACAAAGAACAGGGGCGGAGTGCTACCATTCATTCAATTACGGCATTCATGTAAAACCCGTAACGTTTAATCCTGATTTGAATGTTCATTTGTCCTTTGACTTTAATACAGTCCCGTACATGACGCTTATTTGTTGTCAGATTTCATTGGAAGATGGTAGATGGAAAGTTAGATTCTATAAAGAATACTGTTTAAAAAACCCTTTCAATTCTACAAAATCAGTTTGCCAAGCCTTTGCCAAAGACCATGAATCATTTAATAACAGAGTTTTTTATTACGGTGATTACTCAGGTAAAAGTAGTAGGGTAGATGATGATATTCACCGTTACGATACGGTTGAAAGTATTTTAAGAAAGTGGTTAACTAACAACTCTGATCGAGTTCAGCCTAATCCATCGGTAATACGAAGGATTAGATTTTTAAACGCAATTTTTGAGGGTAAATTAAATATCGATATTGAGATTGATCCATCATTAGAAAGACTGATTGAAGATTTAAGCTACGTACTGCAAGCACCTGACGGAGGTAAACACAAAAAGAGAGTGAAGGATTCTGATACGGGTGTTACCTATGAGCCGAGAGGTCACACCTCAGACGCTAAAGAATATTTACTATGTAGTGCATTTTCTGAAGCCTTTGAGCGGTTTAAATAGATAATTTTACTCACGTAAAACAAAATACAAGCCCAATGCTCACTAAAGAACAAGGATTTGAAAGAATATTTGCAATTGCAGACCTAGATTATACTCATCAGGATTATGCTCGATGTGTTGAACTGAGAAATAAATACAAGGCATTAATGACTGGTGAAGGAGCGGACTACCTCATTCATCGTTTTCAGCCGAGAGAATCACCTGAACTGTTTGCACAACGATTAAGGTTAACACAATTAATCACCCCTGCGATATGTAATATTTTAGTAGCACCATCGCAGAAAATTCCATCGGTAAAACCTATTGTAAAAGAGGCGGGTTACACCATCAAGAATGATAAGGATAAAGAGGAATTGGATAAGCTAATCAATAATTGGTGGGGAGATCAAAGCCTTGATGAATACTTAAGAGCAAACTATTTGTCAGCAAGTGATGTTGACCCGAATAGCTTTATGATTATTAAGTTCAATAAATTTGATGGTCGTTTTGAAAAGCCTAATGTGTATTCAACTATTGTAGGGTGTGAATCGGTTGTAGATTTTCAGTACGCAAATAATGTGCTTCAATATTTGGCTATTCGTAGAACGATTCTCTATGATAATTTCACATTAACCACTAAAAAGAAGAAAGATAAAGAAGCCCCAAAGTCGGGTCGCTTTTATCAGATGTATATCAATGATTGGGAGATTGAACTCACTCAGGTCGATGAGAAAATGATGCGATCAGGAAAGGAGAGGGTGAAGGATGTAACTGCATTCTTTGAACTTTCAGATTCGGGAGCGGTTACTGAGGTTCAGATTTATGATGAAGATGTAGTATTCAATGTAACAGATAAAACCTATTACACCCTAACCGAAAAAGGACTTTTATTTCAGGTCAATTTTTACAACACAAAAGCTGGAAGAGTTCCTGCAATGAGAACTGGAGTAAGACTTGATTTATTTACAGATGGTAGAACCTGCGTAAATCAGTTCCATGCTTCAATGCCTTATCTAATGAAGACCGTCAAAACGGTATCGGAACTAGACCTTTCTCAAAGCCTCCACGTGTTCCTTCAAAAATTCAGCTATGTTAATAAGTGCATGGGTTATAATGATACCCAAAATCAACATATCGAGTGCATGGGCGGTAATGACCCGATGGGAAACACTTGCAAGGCGTGTGATGGTTCAGGAGAATTAACGATTACCTCCGCTCAGGAGCATATCAAAGTTCCACTCCCGTCAAACCCTGATAAGATGTTTGACCTTTCTAAGATGATTCACTACGCCGATATTCCAATTGATATTGTCAAGTGGTTAGATGAGTATTTAGATGGCTTGGTTACAAAAGCGGTGAATGCTCGTTTTAATTCAACCATGTTTGTTGAGCAAAGTATCGTCAAAACCGCAACCGAAAAGACCTACGACATGGAATCGGTTTACGAAGCCTTAGCACCCGAAGCAAGTCAGTATAGTAGAGCATGGATGCTATCGGTTAGAATGGGGGCGGTCTATAAATCTATTGACAAAGGACTGTTCATAAATCATCTGTTTCCTCAAGATTGGAAGATGGAATCCGTAGGTCAAAGAATGGCAAGGCTAAAAGAAGCAGTCGATGCAGGAGCGAATCAATACACAATCTCCTATTTACAGAATGATTTAATGGATGCGGTGTATGCTGATCAGCCCTACCGATTAAAGCAGTTCAAAACAATGGAATACTTCAATCCATTTCCATCGGCTAATGATAATGAAATACGTGCTAAGATTACTGCGGGGCTAGTTTTAGAATACGATAAAGTCCTTTATACGAATCTCAAGCGTATCATTAATGAGGCTGAGAGGTTAAATATCGGTAGTGAAACATCGCCTTCATTCTATGATATGACCCGTGAAAAGCAGGGCGCAATAATTAAATCGATTACAGATGCTTTGATTCAGGAAATCAATGCCGAAAGACTAGCGATTCAATCAACGATGCTTAATACTTTCAATAGTATTCCTAATTAATGCTAGGCGATAAAATATTTAATGAGAAGCTAAAAGAGTTGCACGAGCGTCAAGATAAGATGATCGGGTATGTTTCCATGACAATGGA